CGAGTTCTGACTATCAGCTAATGCCACTCAACGGCATAGCTGGAGGCATGGCAGTTCCATACGATCTTATCTACGCAGTTGGAGACTATTCATTCCCCATGTCTGGTCAGGAAGCCACTGTTCAAGTTGAAGGCACATTTGGATTCACCTCAGTGCCGACTGCAATCAGGCAGGCGACAGTCCTTCTCTCGGCAAGAATTTTCAAGCGTAACGATTCCCCGGGTGGAGTCATGGGCTTCGGGGACCTCGGCATCATTCGTGTTGGTCGCATGGACCCAGACATCGAGAAGCTAATCCAGCCCTACAGGAAAATCAGGTTTGCATGAGCATCGCTGCAATTCGTGAGGGCATAGGTATCAACCTTCGCACCATCTCTAACCTTAGAGTCTTTGAGGAAATCCCAGACACCCTCTCTCCTCCTGCTGCTGTCGTATCTCTCAACTCAGTTGAATACCATCAAGCATTCGCAGGTGGACTAAATGTATTTCGATTCACTGTCAGGGTCATTGTCGGAAGGGCTGCTGAGAGGCAGGCTCAGAGAAGGCTTGACTTGTATGCAGAACCAACCGGAGACAGAAGTGTCCGGAGTGCGATAGAATCGAATAGAACGTTGAGCGGTGCTTGCCAAGACCTAATCGTCGAGTCAATGCCAAACATCGGTTCAATAACTGTAAATGAAAACGACTATCTAGCAGGCGAATGGACCGTCACCTGCTACTCATAAGGAGAACAAATTGGCAAAGTATGTAGTAACTGGAAATAACGTAAGTTTTAACGGAGTTGACGTTTCCGCTTCCGTCTCTCGCTGCGAGCTTGTGATAACAAGTTCTGAGGTGGACGTCACAGATTTCGCTAGCGGTGGGTATACGGAGCTAGTGGGAGGGCTGAAATCAGGAAGCGTTTCAATAGACTTCCAGCAGGACTTCGGGACTGGCGGAATTGGCGAGACTCTTACCGAGGCTCTAGTTGGAACAATCGGAACAGTAGTCCTCATTGCTGGGAATGGAAGCGTTGCTTCTACATCGACCCCGGCGTATACCGCTGAGTGCCTCATTTCCTCAGTGACTCCCATCTCGGGAGCAGTGGGCGATCTAAGCACGTATTCGGTGCAGTGGAGTACCACTGGACCAATCGTTAAGACTACCTCTTAGGATAAAAAATGAAAATCAACCTACAACTAACATTCGATGGTGGCGAAGTTCGTGACATAACAGCGAACGCTGCTGACATGGTCGCATTCGAGGACAAGTACAATGTCTCCGTTTCAGCTTTGGCTGAGAGTCCAAAGATGAGCTACATGTTCTTCTTGGCTTATCACTCAGAGAAGCGAACTGGACAAACCAAAGAAACCTTTGAAAAGTGGCTAGAGAAAATCGAGATGGTTGGAGCTTCGGCAACTGACCCAAAATAATCGGGCTGGGTGACAGCTCGGCTCATTGGTTCATTGCTGGACTCTCAGTCGAAACAGGTATTGCACCGAGTGTGTTGATGCAGGAATCCGAAAGGATGCTCTGGACAATGCACCGCTGGTTGGTAGCAAAGAACCTACCACCTAGATAGAGAAGCCTCTCCCTTCGGGGAGGGGTTTTCTCATTGGTAGAATTGAACAGTTAGGAGCGTCATGGCGGTAAGCAATCTCGGAAAGCTTGAAGGTAGCTCCGAAGCTCTTTATGTCCTCAGAACCTATGAGAGAAATTTATACACCGAACTAGGCAAGAACTTGAACACTCAACTGCGACCAGTTCTGGGACCCATTCAAGGGCAGATCAACGGAGTGATTACTAGCCAACTACGGAGCAGAAGGAAAGCCGGAATGTTTGGTCACGATGGTCGAACACAATGGGCTGGCGCTGAGATAAAAACCAAAACCTCGGTCAACCCAAAGAACCTAATCTTCATTGAAGGTAAGGGCAGGGGTTCCAGCAGTCTTGACGGCGCTCTGGGTTTTGAGTATGCAGAGCTTGCAGGAATCAGGCGCAGCGGACCAAAGCCAGTTTCTAAGGGGTGGGGTCAGACTGGTCCGGGTTATCACTCATACATTCAGAACGGGCAGGGAGATGGCTTTATCAAAATGCTCAACAAGTATGGCAAGCCGGGTAGGTTCTTGTTCAAGCGAGTGCTAAACAAGAAGGCAGACATTGAGGGCAAGGTGCTTTTGCTTAGCGAAAAGTTAAACATAAAAATCAACCGTAAGCTTGCAACGGAAACTGGCAACTCAGGAATGAAGGTCAACTAATGAGCATCAAGATTCGGATTGTCTCGGACTTTGACAAGAGGGGCATCAAAGCTGCCGAGCAGCAGCTAGGCGGACTCGCCAAGGCAGCAGGAGTGGCTCTGGCTGTAGTTGGCGCTGCAATGGTTGGTATCGGTGTCAAGTCCGTTCAAGAGTTTGCAAAGTTCGATGGAGCGCTTACAAAGTCCAAAGCAATTATGGGCGAGCTTAGCGACACGATGCAGAATGAAATGTCGGACGCAGCTCGTGAGGTTGCCAAGGTCACAGTGTTCTCGGCAGAGCAGGCAGCAGAATCATTCTTCTTCCTAGCCTCGGCTGGCTTGAGTGCAGAAGCTTCCATCGCAGCATTGCCACAAGTGGCTCAGTTTGCTCAGGCAGGTATGTTCGACATGGCTCGGGCAACCGACCTCTTGACAGACGCTCAATCGGCACTTGGGCTGACAGTTGATGACGCTTCTGAAAACCTCAAGAACATGGCTCAGGTTTCAGATGTTCTGGTACGAGCCAACACGCTTGCCAACGCTTCTGTCGAGCAATTCTCCACAGCACTTACAACCAAAGCTGGAGCTGCGCTTCGATCATTGGGCAAGGATGTTGAGGAAGGTGTTGCGGTTCTTGCTGCATTCGCCGACCAAGGTATCAAGGGCGAGCTTGCTGGTACTCAGCTTGCAATCGTTCTAAGAGACTTGACCACAAAGGCAATCAACAACAAGGATGCTTTTGCCGAGATGGGCATCTCTGTCTTTGACTCCAATGGGGAGATGAAGAACCTTGGGGGCATAGTTGGAAACCTCGAAGTCGCACTCGCTGGCATGAGCGATGAGACTCAGAAGGCTACACTTCTACAACTTGGATTCTCCGACAAATCCCTAGCCTCGCTTCAGGCGCTACTTGGAACCTCCGATGCGATAAAGCTTTATGAGTCTGAGCTTCGCTCGGCTTCTGGGTTCACTAGAGATGTTGCCGAAAGACAGCTCAAAACCTTCAGCGCTCAGGTCGGACTTCTTGAGTCGGCATTCAAGGATGTAGCCATTGAGATAGGCGAGGAGCTAACCCCTTACCTAATGGAGTTGATTCCGGTACTCCAAGACTTGCTCCCGGTTATCGGTCAGAAACTTGCGGACGCAATCAAGAAGGTCGATTGGGCTGGCTTGGTCGAGGTGGTTGCCAACTTCTTTACTTCGATTGTTGACAACATTGACAGAATAGCAGCTTTCGCTAAAGTCCTTATTGCGCTTACAGCAGCAGTGGGGATTTACTCGACAGCGACACTGATTGCCATTGCCCACACAAAGGGCTGGACTGCTGCACTAATGAAGAACCCAGCCGGACTAATTGCGGTTGCAATCGCAGGGATGACTTATGCGCTTGTTATCAACAACGGCAAGCTTGAAGAAAACATAAACAACCACAAGCTGTTGACCTCAAAGACTGATCAAGCAAACTACTCAACTAAAAACTTGGCTGACAGGTACAAAGAGTCCGCATTCGCAGCGCAAAGTTATGGCATTCAAAGCGACGACTTAGCAAAAGCGCAACTAAGAATTGCAGGCGCAGCAGACAATGCTAATGGAGAGATGGTTCGCTTCAACAGCATAAGCTTGTCCCTCGTTAGGAACGAGCTAAATGCTACAGAATTAGAGGCTAACAAACTAGCGACTGCTTTGGCAAACACCGCAAAAGGCGCTATGTTTGCAAACCAGCAGAGACAACTTTTCTATGCGATGCAAGGCATTGACATTAACAAAGCCGGGATTTTTGATGACCCTGATCCTGAAAACAATGGTCCTTCAAAGTTTCAGCAGGCTCGTGAAAGAGTCCAATCGCTCATCAAGGACTCACAAAAGCAACTGGCTAATGCTCAGAAGCAGTACAACAAGTCTGCCAAAGATGCAAACCAGAACTATGCCGACTCGGTAATAAGGCTCCAGCTAGAGTTTGCCAACAAGCTTGAGGGAATTATCCAGCAGTCTCAGGAAAGACTGCGCTCCGCATACAAGTCAGCGGTACAAGTTAACCTCGCAACACTCTTTGACCAAGACGAGGATAAGTCTGTAACGGGTCTAGTCAAGTCTCTAAGCGACAAGCTCACTGCCTCTAGGTCATTGCTTGCCAACTCCGCTCAACTCGCCTCAGCAGGCTTCTCACAGACTTTCATCGAGCAGATCGTCGCAGCAGGAACGGACACCGGGAACGAGCTTGCTTCGGCAATCCTCACCTCAACTCCAGAAGTGCAGAGCGAACTCAAGAGTCTGTTCGGCGCAATCGAGATGGAATCGAATCAGGGCATGGATGTTCTGGCTAAATCCATCTACGACAAGCAAGGCTTGGCAACCGAGGCACTAAAAGACCTATACGTCCAGACTGGGATTGAACAAATTGAGGCGATGCTTGAGCAGCAGTCGATCCTTGAGAACTCACTCATGTCAGCTAACGAAGCATTTGTGGAAACAGTTCAAGAGATTCGCAACACTGTCAAAGAGCAGGTCGCTGAAATGGCTGGAGAGTTCGGCGGACTCGGTAACACCATTGACCAGTTCATCGGCAAGCTAGACAGCCTGATTGCTAAGTACAAAGAACTTGCATTGGCTGAAGGTGGCACGAGAACTAATGTCTCAACATTCCCTACTCCGGGTGGAGGCACTGGCTCAATAACTATCAACCCACTTCCAATGCCAACTTCCTCACCGGGATTCTCGGGAGGCTACGACACAAGACCAATTCAAAACAACTTCACCTTCAACACAACGACAGACGCAACTCAGTCAACGGCTATGGTCGGAGCGGTTCTAGGTCAGGCTGTTAGCAAGTACACTTCAACAGGAGGCGCTCTCAAAGGCTTGACAGTGATTGGAGTCTAATGGCAGTCCCCACACCTCTAGTCGAAATTGGGTTTGACCTTACCGAGACTGGCACTGGTCCGTTCTTTCGTCTGGACGATCCAGTCAAGGGCAAGCTAAACAATACCGATTGGGTATTGGGAGGAACTCTTTTCTATGACGTGACCGACAAGGTCAGGACCATTGCAATTAGGCGTGGCAAAAACCA